TAAGAACCTCTTCGGAATCCTGAGAAACCTAAATTTAATGCCATATCTTCGTCGTTGTCAAATACTCCGTAAGAAGTACCTCCAGCTCCGTAAGAATTCATTGAAGCTAACATGTCGTCAATTGCAAGAGATGTAGCTCTATTTACAAACATCATGTTTTCTTCAATAGCACCTTGATTATCAAACTCAGCTAAGATAGCATCGAACTCTGCTAAATCAGTAGCAGCGTTAACACCTGTTACGCCTGTAGTTACATTACCTCTATCTTCGATAGCAGCAAATAAACCTTCAGTACCATAATTAACACCTGTGCCAGATACACCTGGACTAGTACCACCAGGTATTTCTGCGCCAGCAGTATTATCAATTATAGAACCAGCAACTGGTTTAACAGCTTCTAATAATGCCATTTCGCAGTAATCAGTAAATCTAGCTTTAACATCACCTTTTGCTTTCAAGTACCAGTAATAACCAGATTGCCCTTCTTCTCCAGTAACCTCAACCCAGCCGATTTGTGCCGCGTCAGATCCAGATACTTCGTAGTAATCTTTCATTATAATTGGTTTGTTAGAATATTGCTTGAACTTTGGTGAAGCAGCAGCACTTCTACCATCTGTACCTTTACCAAATTCAGAACCATAAACTAATACTTTACAAGCAGCAGCTGTAATACCAGCGTCCTCTAAAGTTGCGTAACCGTAAGGCATAACATCAACAGTTGCATCAGAAACAGATTCAACTAAAGCTCTAACAACACCAGTTGATTGAGCTATAAGTACAGTATCATTTTTTCTAATAGCGTGAGCTGCGCCAGCAGTTTGGTTGTCAATGTCGTTACCTATTGTAAGAACACCACCACCAGAATCATCACCACCACCTGTTATGTTGTTGATGTCTGCTACAGTTGCGTTGTAAGCTAAATGTAATCTACCTTGCTCTGACCAAATAACTTGATCTGCAGACATAGATTCTTCGGCACCTACTTGAGCTAAGAAACCTGAAATAGTTCGTTGTCCGAATACTTCAGCTTCTTTTTCCATTAGGTCCGGTAAATATTGTTGCGCCCAGCCAGCAGTGCCTGACGCAGTAAAATCGATATAATTTGTAGTAAGCGTTTGCTTCTGTGGAAGCGGCGTACCATTCAAATTATCCCCTGGATTAATTGCCATAATAATTTATTTTAAGTTGTTTTTATTTCTTTTTACTTCTAATTTTAAACTTAAAATCTTCAGAGTTTTCTCCAAGAACTCTATACTTAACACCACCAACGTTAACTTCATTGTGAGTTTTTCTAGGCTCTAAATTAATATTCTTATCTTTAGCTACTCTATCTTTAATTGCATCAGCTTTACCTTGTTCGTAAAAATGATTAGCAATTCTATCAGCATTCATAGCTGTAAATAAAGATTTATGATAACCCGCAGCGTCGTCAATAGTTGACTTATCTTCACCAACAAACTTGTTGACAAAATTATTAATATCACTTTGAGTTGTCTTTACTTTATCGATATCTTTTACATTAAACCTATATTTCTTTTCTCCTACTTTATATTCAAAACCTTTGAATTTTTCGTTAAAAAGATTATTTGTTTTCTTTTGAAAAGACATCTTGCTAGCTTCAGATACTTTCTTTTGCTCTTCAGATTCCTTGTTATATCTATTAAAGAAATCAATAGCTTTTTGTTGATCTTGGGTCAACTTTGACCCAGCTTTGATATCCTCATAGTATTTAGACTTTTGCCTGTCTAAGTGGGCTCTAGCCTCGGCAACTTGCTCTTTGAGGGCTATTTTCTTTTTTCGTATTGACCTTTCATCGTCTACCTCCTCGTCTACACCAAATGAATCTTCCATCAAGAAGGTTCTTTCTTCTGGAGTTAAATGAGATTTAGTAGCTCTATAGTATTCGTCTAATACTTCAGAGTCGTCCATTTTTTCAACGTCTCTATTTAAATTAACGTAGTCTTGTAAATCACCACCTGTCTCATCCATAAAGTCCATTAACTTTTGAATGTTTTCAGGTAGCGGTTTTCCAGTCTCCTCTGCTTCGGCTACTGCTTCTTCAATTTTTTCTTCAACAGCTTCTACTTCTGTTTCTTTTAAATCTTCAACAGTTATTTCCTCTAACACAGGTGCTTCTTCAGTAGCACTTTCTACTACCTCTTCTTTTACCTCTTCAACTACATTTGTTTCTTCTACCGCTGGTTCGCTTTTAACCTCTTCAGTCTCTGCAACCGGTGGTTTTGAAAGATCAACCTTTGCAACGCTGTCGTCTCCAGCGCTTTCAAATTTAGATTTAAATTGACCTTTTTCATCTCTTGGCTGTTCAGCTTTAGGCTGATCAACCTGTTCAGGAGTTTCGTTAGAAACCTCCTCAACTATTTTTTCGTTTTCTGCCATAATAAAATTTTATAAAATATTAAATATTAAGTTCGAGAGAATTTTTCCATATTCGCTCCCCCTGTAAGTATATCATTACCTGATGATTCAAATTTATTAAGTGAATCACCCTGCTTTCTTTGCTCAATCATTTCTTTTTGATATGCAGCTTGCTTATCTACTCTTTGATCTTTTCTATCTTCTTTTATAGCTTCACTATCAGATTTAGTCTGCATTTCCATTTGTTTTGTTTGAGAATTTAAATCAAATTCAAACTGCATTAATTCTTTTTTAGCTGCAACTTCGTTCTGTAGGTATTGACTTTGTAATTGATTTTTTGTCTGCTCTAGTTGTATGTCAGCTTGAGTTTTTGCTTGAAGCTTTTGAGTTTCTAATTGAGCAGCGGCTTGTTGTTGCTGAGCATTTGATTGAGCTTGAGCCTGCATATTTTGCTGTTGCATCTGCTGGTCTCTTTCTAACTTTTTCTTTCTTTTTATTTTTAACAATTGGTTTGCTAGCTTAACATTTCTAACATCTCTAAGATCGATAGCGTCGTCTAAGTCTAACGTCTTTTGCTGCAAAGCCATTTGTATATTATTTTCTAGTATTTGTTTCTCTTCTTCATCTGGTAGTAATTCTATGAATATACCAAAATCATATAAGTGTAAATTTTTCATCTCCTCTAACGTAGCTACGTTGTGAGCTCCAATAGCATTTATAAAAGCGTCTCTTGTTGGTGAGTATTCTATTATATCAGATATTCTAAGTGATAAACACTCCGCTGCTTCAGCCGTTAAATATAACATTGATTGTAGTATATGTCTTGTTGCTGTATTGGAATTAGCAGCTGCTAATTTTTGTACACCAACTAAAGCATTTTTATCTGGCATACTACCATCACGAGCTTCATTTAAACCAGTTACATCACGTATCATTTGTAAATAGTAGTTGTAAGTTTGTATTAAGCTTTGCATCTTATTACCACCAACTCCATTTTGTATTTGCTGTATTGGAACTTTAGCTGGGTTCATATCACCTTCTGACGTAAAGCTTCTACCTATAACAGAACCAGTTTGAAAAAACATGTTTAAAGCTTCTTGTGGATTATAGTTTGTTCCGTTACCTAAATCTATTTCAGCTAAACCGTCAGCATCTAAGAATACACCATCAGGCACCATACGTGCCATTACTTGTTGTAGTTTTAAGTGCGTTAACTGTATCATATCTGCGAATCCAGTTATTCTGCCTACTAAGCTTTCTATTCTACCCTCGTACATTCTTGGTGCGACTATTTGGTAATTCATTTTCACAGTACCAAAATCAGAGTCTGATCTCATCATGTTAGGAACCATTTGCCATTTTAATAGTTTTTGGCAACCAATTACAAAAACTCCTTCATATAAACACTCAACCACTCTGTCTAACTTTCTAAACTCACCGTCCATACTTTCTATAGGTGGATTAAACGTATCGTCTTTTTCTATAATCTTTTCACCACCTGTTGCTGTCTTTTTTAATTTATAAACATTATTCATATGTGTTTTAAAATTAAAATATAAGACTTGTATTTTATTTTTATCGTCCTCTCTTTTCCTAACACTTGAATAAACATTACCTCTTGACTTATCAACTATCTCTTCTATTTCGCTTTCGGTTAAATGTTCAAACTCTTTTACTAGTTCATTTATTGGTATTTCTTTTATTTCACCTACATAATATATATCTTCGAAATAAGGTGATTCAGTATATGAGTATACTAAATTCGCTGGATCAACATATTTACTTCTAGCTCCATCGTTCCAATCAAATGTAGTTTTTGTTGCTGCTATACCAAGTGTTGTTAAATCGTATAAACATCTTCTTCTAACCAAATCATAATCACTAGCTTCTAATAAAGTATTAACAGCTTGCTCTTCAGCTAATTCTACAGCTTGTTTATAATTAAGTTGCATGTGGAGTTTTAATTCCTCTTCAGTATCAGGTAAAGTTTCAGGATCATTTTCATAAAGATCTAAATCAAAGTTTGCTTTAGCTGCGTTATTAAATTCCTTTGACCTCATATCTCTTAACATTGACTCCATGTATTCAGTTCTT